CTGCTGCATGCCTGGGTGCTGGAGGCGAGCCGCGAGGCGGCGCTCGCTGTCGCCGAGGTGGCGATGAGTGCGGCGCTGGGGGCGGCGCTCGACGGCGACGAGCTGGTCGTCACGCTGCGCCGGCACGAGCGCACCGACAGCGCCATCGACGCGGTGACGGGGCGGGCCCGCGCCGCGCTGGCGCTGACATTTTTCTCGGAGCCGGCGGCCTAGCCGCGGCATCTCAACAAGGAAGCGACACATGGCGGCCCAGAGCGGCAAGGACATGCTTTTGAAGCTCGACCAGACGGGGAGCGGCAGCTTCCTGACGGTCGCGGGGTTGCGCACGAGGGCGCTGGCGCTCAACGCGGCGACGATCGACACCACGGACGCCGAGAGCGCCGGGCGCTGGCGCGAGCTGCTGCAGGGTGGCGGCATCAAGCGCGCGGCGGTGAGCGGGGCGGGCATCTTCAAGGACCAGGCCTCGGACGCGAAGCTGCGCGAGCTGTTCTTCGGCGGCACGATCCGCGACTGGCAGCTGATCCTGCCCGATTTCGGCACCATCGCCGGGCCGTTCCAGATCACGGCGCTGGAGTTCTCGGCCGACCATGCGGGCGAGGTGACGTTCGACATCGCGCTCGAAAGCGCGGGCGAGATTTCGTTCGCGGCGGCGTGAGGGAGAACGACATGGCCAATTTGCAGCGCGGCGAGATCGCCGCGACGATCGGGGGCGAGGCGCGCGTGCTGTGCCTGACGCTGGGGGCGCTGGCCGAGCTCGAGGCGCGGCTCGGCGCCGGCGACCTGGTGGGGCTGAGCGAACGCTTTTCCGGCGGCCGAGTGTCGGCGCGCGACCTGACCGCGATCCTCGGGGCGGGGCTGCGCGGCGGCGGCAACGCGGTCACCGACGACGACCTGGCGCGGATGACGATCGAGGGCGGGCTCGCCGGCGCGGCGGAGATCGCGGCGCGGCTGCTGCGCGCGACCTTCGGGGGCGCGGCATGAGCGCGTTTCCCTGGCGCGACGCGATGCAACTGGGGTTTGGCGTCCTGCGGCTGTCGTCGGCCGAGTTCTGGGGGCTGACGCCGCGCGAGCTGGCGGTGGCCTTCGAGGCGCTGAGCGGGGTGCGGCCCGGCGCACCGGACCGGGCGCGGCTGAAACAGATGATGGAGCGGTTCCCCGATGGCCAATGAGCGGTTTCCCGACGATTTCTCGCGCGAGCTGGGCGACGTGTCGCTGGAGCTGAAGCGGGTCGGCGACCTGGCGGACAGCGTGGGGCGCTCGCTGACCAACGCGTTTCGCGGCGCCATCCTCGACGGACGCTCGCTGAAGGGCGTCCTGGGCGAGGTGGCGCGCGGCTTCGCCGATATCGCGCTGAAGGCGGCGCTGAAGCCGGTGGGGACGCTGATCTCGGGCGCGGTGGAGTCGCTGTTCACGGCGACCAATCCGGCGCTGCAAGGCGTCACGCCCTTCGCCAAGGGCGGCGTGCTGGCGGCGCCGAGCTACTTCCCCACGGGGCGCGGGCTGGGCGTCGCGGGCGAAGCGGGGGCCGAGGCGGTGCTGCCGCTGGCGCGCGGCAGCGACGGGCGGCTGGGTGTCGCGTCGGGCGGCGGCGGCGGGGTGCAGGTGACGTTCAACGTGACGGCGAGCGACGCGCGCAGCTTCGCGGCGAGCGAGGCGGAGCTGTCGGCCATGCTGCTCAGGGCGGTGCGGCGCGGGACGCGGGCGAGCTGAGGCACGAGAAAAATGGCATTCCACAATATCCGGTTTCCGCTCGACGTGTCGCTCGGGGCGCGGGGCGGGCCGGGGCGGGCGACCGATATCGTGACGCTGGAGAGCGGGCGCGAGGAGCGCAACGCGCGCTGGGCGCATTCGCGGCGGCGCTACGATGCCGGCTATGGCGTGAAGTCGCGGGCCGACATGCAGGCGGTGCTGGCGTTCTTCGAGGAGCGGCGCGGGCGGTTCCACAGCTTTCGCTGGCACGATGCGCTCGATCACTCGAGCGACGGCCGGCAGGTGCTCGGGATCGGCGACGGCGAGACCGTCGGCTTCCAGCTGGTGAAGCGCTATGGCGCCGCGTTCGACCCCTATGCGCGGCCGATCAGCAAGCCGGTGGCGGGGAGCGTGACGGCCTATGTCGACGACGAGGCGGTGCCGGTGGCGGTGGATGCGTCGACCGGGATCGTGACCTTCGATGCGCCGCCGATGGAGGGCGCCGAGGTGGCGGCAAGCTTCGAATTCGACGTGCCGGTGCGCTTCGACAGCGACCGGCTGGATGTCGAGCTCAGCAGTTTCGACGCGGCCGAGGTGCCGTCGATCCCGCTGATCGAGGTGCGCGAATGAGGGAGCTCGACGCGGGGTTTCGCGCGCATGTCGAAAGCGGCGCGACGACGCTCGCGACATGCTGGAAGCTGGCGCGGCGCGACGGGGTGGTGCTGGGGTTCACCGATCACGACGTGACGCTCAGCTTTGACGGCACCGATTTCACGCCGATGCATGGGCTCGACGGCAGCGAAATCGGGGCGCGGCTCGGGGCGCAGATCGATACCGGCGAGGTGGTCGGCGTGCTGCATGGCGAGGCGATCGCGGAGGCCGACATCGTCGCGGGGCGCTATGACGGGGCGCTGGTCGAGACCTGGCGCGTGAACTGGCGCGAGGTGAGCCAGCGGCATTTGCAGCGGCGCGCGACGATCGGCGAGATCGTGCGCGAGGACGGGCGCTTCCGGGCGGAACTGCGCTCGGGCCAGCAGGCGCTGAACAAGATGCGCGGCCGGCTCTATTCGCCGCTCTGCGACGCGATGCTGGGCGATGCGCGGTGCGGGGTGGCCGAAAGCCACGCCGCGTTCTCCAAGGGCTGCGACCGGCGCTTCGCGACATGCCGCGACCGCTTCGGCAATGTCGCCAATTTCCGCGGCTTCCCGCACATTCCGGGCAATGATTTCGTGCTGAGATATCCGGGCAGCGGCGACAGTCTCGACGGGCGGGCGCTGGTCCGGTGAGGCGCGAGGAGATCGTCCGGGTGGCGCGTCGCTGGCTCGGCACGCCCTATCGCCACCAGGCGGCGACGCGGGGCGCCGGGTGCGATTGCCTCGGGCTGGTGCGCGGCGTGTGGCGCGAGCTTCACGGCAGCGAGCCGATGGCGGTGCCGAACTATCGCGCCGACTGGCGCGACGGACGCCATGGCGAGGAATTGCTGGGCGTGGCGCGGCGCCTGCTCGTGCCGGCGGATGAAGCGGCGGCGGGGCAGGTGGTGCTGTTCCGGCTGGGGCGGACCACGACGCCGAAGCATTGCGGCCTGCTCGTCGCCGACGAGCGGGTCATTCATGCGCAGGAGGGCCTCGGCGTGGTCGAGGCCAATCTCACCGAGGGCTGGCGGCGGCGGATCGCCGGCCGCTTCGATTTTCCGGGACTGTGATGGCGACACTTGCACTTTCGCTGGCCGGCCAGGTGGTCGGCGGCGCGCTGGGCGGGCCGATCGGCGCGACCGTCGGCCGGGCGCTGGGCGCTTTGGCCGGCAGCGCGATCGACACCGCGATCTTCGGCGAGACCAGCCAGGCGGCAGGCGCCGATGTGCGCGTGCAGGGCTCGAGCGAGGGCGCGCCGATCCCGCGGCTCTATGGCTGGAGCCGGCTGAGCGGCAACATCATCTGGGCCACGGAACTCGAGGAGATCGACGAGGCGCAGACGGGCGCCAAGGGCACGAGCAGCGAGCGCGGCATCGCGGCGAGCTTCGCGGTGGGGCTGTGCGAGGGCGAGGTGCAGCGGCTCGGGCGCATCTGGGCCGACGGGCAGGTGCTGGAGACGAGCGGGCTGACGCTGCGCTTCTATCGCGGCAGCGAGGACCAGGCGGCCGACAGCCTGATCGAGGCGCGGCAGGGGGGCGTGGCGCCGGCCTATCGCGGGCTCTGCTACCTGGTGTTCGAGCGGCTGCCGCTCAAGGCCTTCGGCAACCGCATCCCCAACATCACGGTGGAGCTGTGCCGCGTCGTCGGGGCACTGGAGCCGGAAATCCGCGCGGTGACGGTGATCCCGGGCTCGACCGAGTTCGGCTACGATCCGGTGCCGCGCGTGCGGCTGGTGGCGAGCGGCGTCACCGAGGCCGAGAACACGCATCTGAGCGGCGAGATCGCCGACTGGACGCTGTCGCTCGACGAATTGCAGGCGCTGTGCCCCAATCTCGAACATGTGGCGCTGGTGGTGAGCTGGTTCGGCAGCGATCTGCGCTGCGGGCAATGCAGCGTGCGCCCGAAGGTCGAGGCGGCGCAGCGCAATGTGGCGGGTACCGCATGGTCGGTGGCGGGGCTCGGGCGCGACGCGGTGGAGGTGGTGTCGACGCATAACGGCGGGCCGGCCTATGGCGGCACGCCCGCGGATGCGGCGGTGCTGGCGGCGATCGCCGACCTCAAGGCGCGCGGCATCAAGGTGACGCTGTATCCGCTGGTGATGATGGACATCCCGGTGGGCAATGCGATGGGGCAGCCGGCCTATCCCTGGCGCGGGCGCATCGCCTGCGAGGCGGGCAGCGACGGGACCGGCGCGGCGGTGAGCGAGATCGCGGCCTTCGCGGCCGAGCATCGCGGCTTCGTGCTGCACTATGCCGGGCTCGCGGCGGCGGCGGGCGGGGTGGACGCCTTCATCATCGGCTCGGAGCTGCGCGGTCTGACCTTTTCGCGCGGGCCGGGCGACAGCTTTCCGTTCGTTGCGGCGCTGGTGGAGCTCGCCGGCGAGGTGCGGGGCGTGGTGGGCAGTGGAACGACGCTCACCTACGCCGCCGACTGGAGCGAATATTCGGGCTACCAGCCGGGCGGCGGGGCGAAGTTCTTCCATCTCGATCCGCTCTGGGCCTCGGACGACATCGATGTCGTCGGCATCGACAATTACATGCCCGTGGCCGACTGGCGCGACGGGCCGGGGCCGTATGACACCGGCTATCTGGCGGAGAACATCGACGGCGGCGAGGGCTATGAGTGGTACTACGCCAGCCCGGAGGATCGCGAGGCCGGGACGCGCACGCCGATCACCGACAACGATCATGGCGAGGCGTGGGTCTGGCGCTTCAAGGACCTCGCGAGCTGGTGGAGCTCGCCGCATCACGACCGGCCCGGCGGGGTGCGCGACGGCGCGCCCACGGCCTGGGTGCCGGCGAGCAAGCCGATCTGGTTCACCGAGCTCGGCTGCGGGGCGGTGCATCGCGGCGCCAACCAGCCCAATGTGTTCCCCGATCCCAAGAGCTCGGAAAGCGTGCTGCCCTATTTCTCCAACGGGGCGCCGGACGTGCTGCAGCAGCGGCAGGTGCTGCGCGCGGCGCTCGCGCATTGGGCCGGCAGCGCCATGCTGCAGCGCATCTACCTGTGGACCTGGGACGCGCGGCCCTATCCGGCGTTTCCGAGCCTCGTCGAGGTGTGGAGCGACGGTCCAAATCAT